TTTTTTTACCAATCAGTCCATACTTCCTGGTTGGCCAACTTATCTTGCCAAGTCGTTCCAGTAGCATAAGGTAGATGCTGCTTCAAGCTCATTTTATGGTATCTCAACAGTTCCTTTCTTGAAGGTTTCTCAACTGTATCTATATGAGAGACCCCTACCTTAAAACAATATTTATTAACCCTTGAGTTCAATTGTTTCAGGGCGTCCAAAAACGCATCTCTATTTGGTACCTCATCTGCCATTAAACTTATCGTAGTGTTATAGATAAGTGATAAGTTGTAGTGGGTTAATGTATCCACTCCCATGTTGTCATACATTAATCCCACTATTCTATCCAAATTTTCCCATACCGGACACCCTCTCTTCAACGGTACTCCTACCCTCCGCATATAATGATCCTGTGGTCTCCAAGGAACCAATCCGGGAAAACGTGTTCCCAATCCTGATAGCTCCCGTAACTGGAAAGTCTCCTGAGGAATTATCTTCCTTTTCAAATATGACGGACCGATATAGCCATACATGGTATGCTCAAGCTTCACTACCAATTCCTCATCCATAACCTCTACTCGGCTTGTCATTTTCACCAATCCTGGAGCTCCATCAACCAAAGGAAGGTATGTAATCAACGAAGTATATTCCTTGCAGTTTTTCATTTCCGTATGATAAAATTCCTTTAAAAAGGCCTCCATCTTATGCACTCCTATTAAATGAGCTATACACTTTGGATACGAATATAAAAAATCATCGCCAAATATAATAGCTACTATTAAACGGCGAAACAGGTGATACTTTATTTTCTCTGAATCCTCTGGACTTGATGTTGCTATTGAATAAAACCAGAAACATAAAAAATAAAATACCCCTACTATCCAAGTGTCCCCATGAGAAGTATCATAAGAACCTGAGGGCATCGCTCCTACTAACAAGCAAAACTTTTCAAACCAACACACATGCTTACCTGCTAAGTATTCTGAACACAATTCCAACAAATAACAGTAAAATCTATACATATGAGTATCTTCTTTCTTAATCCACATTTTCCCCATAAACATATAGATATATAGCATTATAGCTTTTATATTAAGATCTAATTTCTTTATATCACCTTCTGCTATTAGCTGACTTCCTATTGCCTTAAGTCTCCACCTTATAGTCCGTAAACCTTGAGCAGCTAAAAAGGGGGCATTTGTAGGCCTATCTGGATTCAAATGGGGTTCATACATTTCCCATACATCCATCAAATGATAATGAAGCTTTCTAGCTTTCAACAGAGCTCCTCCATATGTCCATTTCGTACCTATCTCATTATAGATATTCAACTGCCTCAAGGGTAGGTAAGATCTTTCATGTGCCTGTCTTGTACCATGGAGATAATGAAACTGGGTATCAGGGCTTCCGAAGAAAATACGTCCTCTTGCATGATCCTCTATATTACGTTCCTCATTAGTTTTCCCTTTATAAACCCCATTTTCACATTCCCTTCCAAAAGTATCATCATTACTTGATAGGTTTTCATCTTTAAAATCACATTTAGTATATCCCATGAAAGCATGTTTTTCT